TTGTCTAATGTTAATAGGGTTCGCCGTACAAACGCTATATCAGCGCCCGCTAACGGACTAGCTCACGCCCTTGAATCTACGGATTTTGACGCAGCTATCTCCGCGTTATTACGTGATTGTAAGGAGCGTAACTTATCCATACGCACGTCCGAGTATTACGAGGATATTTTAACGATGTTAGCACGAGAGTTAAAAGAACGACATATTTATCGACCGATTGACGTTAAGAAGACACACATTATGGAGATAATCACGGATAAGCGGGAGCGGGAAGGAAAAGCAGACGCAACTATGAACAAGTATATTCGTGGGTGGCGAGCTTTCTTTAACTTTTTACGCGCAGAGGGTCACATAACGGACTCACCGTTTGATACGATCCGCGAGATCAAGTCAGAAAAAAAGATTATACAAACGTTTACAGAGGATCAGATTAAAAAATTAATGTCCGTCCCAAATCGAAATACCTTCACGGGGTTTAGGGATGCGGTCATAATGTTACTTATGCTCGATACGGGCCTTAGGCTAGAGGAGGTAGAAGGCATTAGGATCGACAATATTTACTGGAAAGAGCGTCAAATCAAGGTTCGAGGAAAGGGAAATAAAGAAAGACTCGTTCCTTTTTCGCCTAAATTAGATGAACAACTACGTGAATATGTCGCGCATCGTGGATTATTAGAACACGATTTTGTATTCGTTAATATTGATAACAAACCATTTAAGCGGAGAGGCATTCAGCAAGCAATAAAGAACATTGGGGCCGAGGCGGGTATAAAGGGAGTACGGGTTTCGCCACACACGTTTAGACATACCTTTAGTAAAATGTATATTATGCAAGGTGGTGACGCTTTTAGTCTACAGAAAATATTGGGTCACACCTCGTTAGATGTCGTGAGGATATATGTCAACCTTTTCGGTGTAGACTTATCCGGTCAGCACACGAAATATAGTCCGTTAAATAACCTAGACATCTAGCCTATGTTTTTACGGAGGATTAACGGGAAATTAGCAATTATAAGCGTTCGGACGTATAAATAGTAGGAAGACGACAAAGAGGCGTAGATTTGCGGGAATATTCCGTAGGTCTGCGCCTCTTTTTTCGTTTATTATTCGAGTCCGCTTAAATCTACGGCCGTTCTATCGGGATTATACTCGATTAAATCGCCGGGAGTAACGTTTAGACCTCTACACAAACCTTCTAATGTATCATAGTCAATTCTTTTTGTGGCGTTGGCCGATAGAGAAGTTATGGTATTACGACTTACGCCGGTTAGTTCTACCACTTCCTTATTGCTTAAACCTCTTTCTTTCATAATATCTCCTAGACAACATCTAATAGACATGAGAAACCTCCCGAAAATATTTATGCACAATATGTTGACATGCTGAAATAAAAGATGTAATATTAAAACATGCACAAGAAGTCAACATCTTGACTTAAACAGTATATCATCGATTTACAGAAAAATCTATAACTTTCTGATTATTTGCTGTACCCATTTTTAGGAGGCGATTATATGACGTATAGTAGCGGGCGACTTATTAACGGTAGACTTTACGTCCGCACACGTAGAGGTAACTGGATTAATTTACTATTGTTAACTCAAATTTAAGGAGGATTTACGATGAAGAAAATTAAAATTGACGGGTGTGACGCGTTCATAATTAAGGAGAACCTAGTTGTAATAGTTGACATCGAGCGGGGACAAGCGATTCTCACACGTTTATCTGAACTGGACGGCGTTCAGTATCCGAACGCGGATCGCGGCGTACACTTCGAGACTCCGTTGACTATTCAATCGCTACACAAAATTTTTACCGCTGAAAGTGAACTGGATTTGCTAATTAGCGCAGTTCTCGATTAGTTGAGAGGAGGCGGCAAGTATGGAAATAGTAAATGTTGTAGAGTTATACGACGGTCTTGACGTTGTTGGTGAAGTGGGTCGATACGAATTTAAAGCGATTAAAGTGGGACGCACCTCGGTTCTACGTGCGGATTTGAACCCGCAAGAGACGTGGTTATCGATCGAAAAGGTCGAACGAGTTGGTAGAGAACTCCAAGTAAGCCGCGGAACGGAAGCGATGGAAATGTTATTTAGTGTGCCGGGGCATTTGACTATTGATGAAATTGCGGCTATGTCTGCGGTGGACCTTTTGGTTTATTTATCGAAAGCGGGTTCGCTTACAACAAGGCAAGGGGAATCGGTCTTATTATGACGTATAAACTTCTCTAATTCCTGCGACTCGGAGCGGCAACTCCGTTTGGCTAGTCGCATTTATTGATAGCTAAGAAAGGGTGCGCGGGTGGCTCCGTGATTCAGGCACGCCCTTTCTTTTTTTTAATGCGAGATTAACAATCGAGCCTAAACGGCTTAGACTATATAGGAGCAACAAAAAAAAGAGGGGGTTCCATTATGAGTGAATTACGTCGTTTGAGTAAAATTGCAATCGAACAAAAAGCCAGTGTATTAAGTGCGGATCGGGGCGGCTACTCTCCGACGCATCACGACCTATTCCGTATACACTTACCCGCTCTACAGGAGAAACACAAAAAGGGCGACGCGAGAGACGCGCTCTTTCTTCTCTTGTATTTACATGCGTGGGTTAATGGGACCGAATCCAATGATTATTATATGTGGGCGTTTCCAACCGTAACGCAAATACACGAGGACACGGGTATACATGGCGATAGAATAAGCAAATTATGCGAACTTCTCGAAACGGAAGGGTTACTTATAACAAAGAGAATACCTTGGAATGGGCATACAAAAAAAATGTACTTGCCACTTTTTTACGCAAGAGAGGTAATTCCCGTAAACGGGGCGGCTTAATTCCCGTTTATAGGAATCGAGTTAATCGTGTTTATAGGATTATAATAATAACGAATTTAACAATAACGAATTAATAATAATAAACATTACGCCTCATTATTCAGTCGTTTCACTCCTTCATTTTCGGCGGCCTATTATTTAAAAAAGAGATAGACGCAGTTAATTAATAGTTCCTGAACGGAAGTGAAGGTGAGGAACGATAGTGACGAAAGGTTACGTAATAGTATGTCATTCTACTAGGGAGAAGATTAATGTGCGGTTTATTGAAGCCATCCAAAAGTATCAACAAACGGGAGACAGTGTCGTTTTTACAATAATTCGCGATGCTATGAGCATTGATTATATGAACTCACAAACGGGTATGAAATTCGAGAAGCCCGAAATGTATGTCGCCTTTCGGTGCTTACGTCTTCTTAGGGGATTTTTAGCGACTATTAAATATACACTTACTGATTACGGGCTTCACTCAAGCAGAGATACGCCGGAGCATATTTTTTCGGAGTTCTCGGCGGCTATAAAGGGCTGGACGGGGATTGATTTAACTGTGGAGAACTTCACGGAACATGAGGATTATCTTTCTAGGTATCTCCCAACATTCAACGACTTAAGACGTGCCTATGAAAGAATAATCGGCGTCCGACCTACGTTGTGGCAACTTTTTACGGAGGAAATTGTAGAAGAGAATTGGATCGAACTACAAAAGGCACTAGAGTACGCTATCCGGCGGGTTGATACCTCTCGATCAGAGCGAGAAATTGTCCGCTATATAAACAGTGCCACACGTACGGCGTATTATCGTAATCAGTTTGAGGGAATGCGACGAGTTCGCCGAGGCGGAAAGACGAGGTATGTCGTGCCTACCTACTACGGACCAATTTACACTATTTTCGGAAGAGCTAACTTTGACTTAGACTCAATTACTAAGAGGCAATCTAAACTAATTGATCGCATAATCGAAATAGTGAGGGAGGATCATGCTAAAGGTGAGACGGATAGATACAACGTCGATTTGCGAGGAGGCTATAGAATAAAGAATCGCTATATTGCGGACCGGATCGGAGTGCACGAGGCAAGTTTAAGTCGAGCACTAGCAAAAATAAAAAGTGTTAAACAATGACGTATTAATTTAATAAGTGAGAAACAAGCGGGGGAAATTTTCATAATATGTTTGATTTTAATATAAGTAACCATGCCGAGTGCCTGACGGTGTGGTTACTTTTTTATTATTTATTTGTAGCAATAAAATACTACTACAAAAGGAGGTAAACCCATGTTATTAACGTCGGAAGTGATTCGTATTTGTCGTATTAATCTCGGAATGTCACAAGGAGAATTAGCTAGAGCTTCGGGAGTCTCTTGTCCAATGCTCGGCGCGATTGAGCGAGGGGACCGTGCCTTATTGCCCCACGTCGCACGTAGTATCCGCCAAGCTTTAAAGTTAACAGACGCACAGATTGACGATATTGTAAAAGCGCACAAAAGAGTAAATAAAAATGGGAGTGGTATCTAAATGCCCGTTACTGTTACGCAAGATGAACATATTACGGTTGTTAAGTACGCAGATGATAAGCGTCCGTTAAAGATTGAGCCTTTTGTCCTTGATTGTGCGGAAGACGAATCTATTTTTAAACAAGTTGATTCCTATATAACTAGGGTATCCAATGCGCCGAGCAACCTTGCAAAAATGGACGAGTCAAAGTTTTACGCATTAGTTGAGCGATTATCCGTAATGGTTTGTAAAGAGTTCTCACCGTTAAGGACTTGGGGCGTTACGAAACAAGGAATACGTGGGATTGTTTTATTTATTCTTCAAGAGGGGATTGCGGCGGGAGAATGGCCGGAGTATTACCCAGTATCAAGCGATACTTTCGTCCAAGCGGGGGCTGATTATGTTGAATAACTCAGTTTGGCGACTTAGCCCGACCACATTAGCGGCCTACACGGAGGATCGCGAGATCATGCGAAAGATTAGACGATCATATCCGGACTTTACAGAAGCGGCGACTTACGAAAAAGACGGTGTTATATTTGCGCGTCAATATCGTATATCATCAGATCGCAAGCGGGTTGTTCGTCGTTTATTCAATGTACCAATAACGTAAATATTGCGGTAAATTACCGCCTTTAATGCTCGGAGGATGTAACACCTTAACGGGCTGTTTGTCGTGCCTGAAGTCGTGTAAATTCAACGAAAAGAGTACCGAATATGGAGGGAGGAGAGCGGGTGTATGACCGACGAGCGGACGCAAAATCCTATTGTCCATATTTTCGAGGGGCTGATGCAGCTTGTGCTTTGCTTCGGGCGATGAGCAAAACGGACACACGATGCAAGGTATTTCGAGGGATTAACTCGGTGCGTTGCCGTTACTTAGACTCTCAAATATGCAAAAGGGGCTGATTTAGGGTGACAATCACGGTATATCAACAAGTATTTGTTAGCGGAGATAAGACGCGCGCTCACGTCACTATCGTTGATAGCTCCGGCAAAGTATTAGGGCGGCGTTTTACTGATTACGAGGCTTATCCGCTTGCTCAAATTGCGGCGGATAATACGCAATTTTTGTTGCGAGTGCTCAAGCGCAGCTTGTCGCCTAAACGTGTTATCTACGACTGTAATGTACGCGGGAGATACGAGTATAAAGCGAATTCTGGCGGTTTTGAGGGTATGCTGTTAAGCCATCCGAGGATTGACGAAAAGGACACACCGCGTATTCAGTGGGTTGAGCCAAGCACAGAAGACGAAGAAGAGGATACGGAATAACATGCGGCCATTAATTATTGCAACGTTTGTTAATCTCAACGGGATTAAGCCTTTATTCGCCGCACAATTATACGACAAGCACGGTAATTATACAACATCGGTTGTTTGCCCTTGTGACAATCCCGAACTCGCCGTTCAAGTTGCGTTAGAAATGGTTGAATTTGCGGGCTACTTTGGAATAGTAGATTTTCATACGTCTGACCGCAGTTTGTTTGTTGCGGCAACGTTAGAACCGGACCTAAACACTGAAATAGTCCATGAATCAGATACGTCAAATATTTATCGCGAGGTAGTGAGTGGGTCTGATATATACCTAGAGTTTTATCCAGAGGAACAGCAAGAGGAAATAGAAGAAGAAAGACCAAAGCTAACCGGATGGCGAGCAAAAGCAGTCCGTTTTTTAGAGCACCTAATTTTAAAAATATACAACATGGAGGTAAGAAGTAATGAAAAAGTTTCAGGCGATTGAGGACTTTATAGCTAAACACAACACAGTTGGAGAACGACGTGCGGAATTGGAACATCGACGTAAGTCTGCAATCGAGGAAGTGCAAGCACTAAAAGCGGAATATACCGCGGCTGTGCGAAAATCGGTACTTGAGGGCGAGGATAACGTAGCGCTTATCGAGGAGCTAGACGGAAAAATTCAACAGGCGGAGCGTACTTATAGACGAATAGATGCAGAGGTAAGTCTTGGATTAACTCTTACAAATGATGTAGACGGTAGAGAAGCGGTAGCTGATGCGTGGAATACCGATTACTACCCAAACACTATTATGAGAGATACGTTAGAGCCCGCATTAGAGAAGCTTAAAGACGCAGGGCGCGCATACGCAGAGGAATATCAACGAGTCCTAACTATCCTCAACGATGTTGATGCGCTTCACTATAAAACGAAAAAAGCTTTGGGGTGGAATTATGAGTATAGGCTACATGATATAAAAGGAAGAATGCGCCACACGAACAGCCCGCTATATATGGCGCGACTTGATGAAACCGATCTTGAGGATATTAATGCGGGAACACTTCCTCAAAAGTTACAAAATTAAAGGGGGGCTATCTATGAGGTTAGGTACAACATTTTCGCAACTTGAAGAAATGAAAGTAATGGCGGGGGGTTCGCCGGAGCGAATTGCGAAATACAGTACGGCAAAAAGAGAGTACGAAGCGGCTATTGCCCATTTGTTTAACGACGAGTCCGTCGCAGAGTTTGTCCAGTACCCCAATCTAAACTATGTTAATGAACTAGAACAAAAAGCGGCAGAAACCGGCGATCCGGACGATGAGGCAAGAGCAATCATCATGAGAGATAGATACACACACAACGAGAATAGTAATAATAAGTCTAAAGACTGGCGGGCGTCTCGTAAAAAGCTCACCGAGTTGGTGAATAGTGGCGGTCCAGTAACTAAAGGGGACTTAGACGAAGCGCATCGCCTTGTCCGCTATAACTCATCGACAGAAGTGCGGGTCTTATATGCTACGCTAAAACGCAAATTTGAAGGCAACAAAACGGCTGACGAGTAATCGTCGGCTTTACTTTTTATAAGGAGTGGTGATTTTGCAATTATTTAAACGCTCGGGTGTCAAAATCGGCGGTAAAAATGTACATGTACGTAAAATTACGCCCGCAAAATGGCGAGAGCTCTTTGAGGCCGTTGAAACATTACCTCAACTTTTACTTAGCGTAGTAGCGGCGCCGGAAGAACAACGTTCGGCCTACTTAGTGTTAGTCCTAGAAAAGGCACTAAACGACGTTGTTAGCGTAACAGCGGTCTTAACGGGACTAGACGAAAAGTTTATCGAAGAGAATGCCGCCCTTGACGAGTTAGTGTTGTTTTTTGTGGAAACGTTACGAGTGAATAATTTCGGTAAACTCTTGAAAAGCGTCCAAACCTTAGTAACTATGGGAAGCGGATCGGCAGAGCTTTCCAGTGACATAACTTAATGAAAGTAGGTGACGAACATTAGTGACGCAGTAGACGTCGGAGCAATACGCGCCAAGATCGAGGTTGATTTAAGCGCATATAACTCCGGAATGGAGAGCGCGAAAGCCAAGGCGCAAGAGTTAGGCGTTGCCGGTAAAAAGGCGGCTACAGATATGGCCGCTATCGGCGATACTGGCGAGAAAATCGGCCAGCTAACTAAGACTCTCGATAACATTAACCAAAAAATCGAGATACAAAAACGCAAGATGGCGGAGCTAAAAATGTCAATCGCTTCGACGTTTGATTCCGCTAAAAAGAGCAAGCTACAAGAGCAACTAGTAAATACCGAGGCTAATATGTTACGGCTTATTCAAGCGTCTGATAATACCGCGGCTAGGCTTGCGGCGCTTGAGGACTCGACAAAACAAGCCGGCAACCAATTCGCCTCGTTTAACGGTAAACTTAAAGAGATCGGACTAAGTGCGGACCAAGTTAGCCGCGTCGGCAAAGCGCTCGGCGAGGTTAACGCAAAACCCACGGAGACGCAGATCAAAGCGGTACGAGAGGAGCTTGTAAGGCTAGGAGCAAGCGCGGATCAAATCGAAAAGGTTGAGCGTGAGCTCAAAGAAACGGAAAAGCAAGCGGATAAGACTAAGCAAGGTATGGCGGGGCTAAACTCAGCTTTAACGAGTCTTGGCGCAGGCTTTGCGGCGAAATCAATCGTTGATACCGTAACTAGTCTCGCAGACGAGGCAAACAAGTTGCAAATGTCCTACAGCGGCGTAACCGCCGTTAGTAAGGCGTTAAACGTGGACGTTTCCGAGTCAATCGGCTTAGTCGAAGAGTTAAGCAATCGTTGGGGGCTCAACCAAACAACGCTCGCCGAGACGGTTAAGACGTACCTGTCCGCAGGCTTAACGCTCAAGGAGACGAAGGACCTTATTATCGCAACAGCCGACGCAGCTGCGTATAATCGTCAAGCTCACTTATCGTGGGATGAGGCGATATTACAGACAGCGCGCGGTATTAAGCAAGGTAATTCGGAGCTTACGGACGCGGCGGGGATTACAACGAATCTATCCGTTATGTACGATCGGTATGCTAAGACTCTCGGCACGACCGCGGGGAAACTAACAGAAGCCGGCAAGGTCCAAGCGGCTTATAACGGCATGATTAACGAGTCGGCTATGTTCGTCGGTAATGCGGACGAGGCGATGGCGGGCTATACCGGCGTGCAAGCTACGTTTACAAATACGATTAAACAAGCCCGCGCAGAGATCGGAGGCGCGTTTGTCCCAGCGCTACAAGAAGTGTTGGAGCTTATTACGCCACTAATAAAAAATACCGCCGATTGGGCGTCGCAAAATAAAGAAGTAATCGCCGGAACTGCCGCCGCGGGCTTGGCGATTACCTCGCTTATATCTGTAGTGGGCGCATTATCCGCGGCGTTTGTCGTATTAAATTCGGCGATGGGTGGAATCGGAGTTGTACTTACGCTCTTAGGTGCGGTAGCTGCCGGAGTTTTGGCGTATGGAGCGGCGGCAGATAGTGCGTCGGGGTCGGTATTGCGCCTCGCAAATAGTCAAGGCGAACTTAACGCTAAAATGAAAGATGCGGCAAACTGGACGTCTACAGACCTAAAGAACGCTAGAGAAGATATTAAACAGCTAGAGGATTTGGTAGCCGAGCGCAGGATTTTACAATCCAAGATGGATGAACTTCGCGCAAAAATGCCGGATATGTCAAACCCGCAGCCCGGTAACCCAGACCCTGAGCTAACCCGCGAGTTGATAGAGATACGAAAAGGTATCGACGAGATCGACGACGCGTTGCGCGATCTTGATTTTAAAACGCCCGAGGAGGCGGCACGAGCGATTGATGCGCTAAAAGAGGCGACGAAAAATGCGGTTAATGCGACGTTACAGGAGCAAGACGCAACCTTTGCTGCGGCGGCGGCGAACAACGAGCGTCTTAAATCTCTCGAAGCTTCGTTAACGGTTTACGAACAACTAAATGCACGCCAAACGCTTGATGCGGCCCAAAAACAAGAGTTACGCGACGCCACAATAGCGCTCACTTCGGCATATCCGGGGTTAAATGCGGTAATGGACGCAGAGGGGCGTTTGCGTGTGACTAACATCGAACTAGCCGGCCAACAGATCGCCGCGGAAAGGGATATGTTAAATGCAACGCTGAATTATGAGGATCAGCGATTAGCGTCGTTACAGCGGACGACCGAGGCTCAAAAAGAGTCAATCGAGGCGCAGATAAAAAATTACGAAGCACTAATGGCAACCATGCTCGACGTTATTAGCACAACAAACAGCGCGAACACGCTCCAGCAAGAAAAGAATTACGTCCGTAGCATGGGTGAGGTTAATAGCCTATACTCGGAGCAAAACCAAGTACAAGCCTCATTAAACGATATTAAAGCACGTCGCGCAAAACTAAGCAGCGGAAACATACCGAGATCGGGCGGATCGCGGAGCGAGGGACTTTACGATACATCACCGGCGAAAGCGAAAAAAAGCGGCGCCAAGACGCAGAAGTCCGGAAAATCAGCCGCAGAACTCGCAGCAGAGGCGCGCAAGAAAGCGTACGACGCAGACTTAGCGACTATCCGATACATGTCGGACTTTTACGACTGGGACGCGGACATGCAGATTAAAAAATACGAGGAGCTGCAGAAGAAGCACGCGAAGTTTTTAAAAGAGTCTCAAGCGGACGCACGAACGCTTAACTTGCAGCTTAAACGTTTGGGCGAAGATAGCGTCAAGTCCCGTTATGAATTCTCGGCGGAATGGATCACGAAAGAGGAGCGCCGCATGGAAGAATCCGGCAAGACCGAAACGGAAATCGCACAAATGAAGCTTGACGCATGGACGAGAGTTCGGGATAGACACGCAAAGGATTCGGAGCTTTATAAACGGGCAGACGAAGAAGTTTATCGGGCGCGCAAAGACCTCACAACGAAAACGACGAAGCTTGCGATTGACCTCGTTAAGACGCAGAAATCATCGATCGACACCGTTAAAAAGGCGGAGATCGAAGCGATCAAACAACGCAAGCAGGCAGCGCTTGCGGACTATGACGCGCGAATTAAGGCTATCGACGAATTGTTGGCGAAGGAAGCCGAACTAAATTCGGACATTGACTACGAAACACAATTACGCGAGAAAAACGCACGTATCGACTTGCTCGCCTCTGCTGTCGGTCCCGAAGGCATCCAAGAGCGCGAAGACTTGATTAAAGAGCGCGACCGAATGATCCTCGAACACGATCGGGACTTACGCAAACGCGAGCTTGAGTCGCAGAAAAAGGCGCTAACGGACGAGCGAACTATCGAGGAAAAGAAATACGACGATAAAATTCAACGTACTGAAAATCTCTACGATATGTTACTTACCGCATTTGACGGATATAGTGGCGATATTAAAACGATAGAGGCGGTACTTGCGGACTTCCGTGTATCCGAAGCGGCTCGTGCTAATACGAAAATTCTCACGGAGCTTGACGCATTTATCGTACAGTATAACGCAAAAATGGCGAAGGTTGCCGTGTTACAAGAGTCTGACGATTTAGCTACGTACAACTCGAACAAGGAGGCTTGGGTTGCGGCTAAAGCGATGGGGAACACGCAAGAAATGGCGAGACTTAACGCAGAAAACGAAGCACTCCGTAAGAAATACGGTATAAAAACTGACGACGGTAAGAAACTCCAATCGTTCCGTGTCGGAGGCATTGTACAGGGCGTTGGTGACGAACCTGTCGTTGTTAAAGCGCATGCCGGCGAAATGGTGTTAAACGATCGTCAACAGGCGGTACTTTGGGACGCAATAAACGGAGGCATCCGTGTGCAAAACCCGTCAAATAGCGGCGGAGATACGATTATACACAACACATTTGACATGTCTGTCGGAGAGGTAACGCTCGAAGATAATGCGGATATAGCAGCAATGTACAATGAACGTCGCAGGTCGGTTGAACGATTACAAACTCAAGGAATTAAGACGCTCTAGTAGTTGGGGCGTCTTTATCATCTAAAGGGGGAGTTTATTTGAATATAGAATTTGATTTTAGTGGGTTTTTAAAGGGAATAGATAAATCAAAAGAGGCGCTAATTAAGGCGGCAGGGGTCGGAGTAGATAAAGCGACCGACAGTTTACTTCAAACATCACGGGACTTCGCCCCATTAGACGAAGGAACTCTCCGGATGACCGCCGGAAAAAACGTAACCACAAACGGCGATGTTGTCGAGGGCGAGGTCTTCTATAGCGCAACGGAAACGGGTAAGAGCGGTGAACGAGTAAATTACGCGCTAATCACGCACGAACTCCATTCCGGCGACGGCTTTTCGGGCATCCGGTTTAAAGATCCGACAACGCCCGGAACGACGCCGAAATATCTCGAACGTCCGCTCAAACAAAATGCGGATGAGTATCGAGAAATGATCGCCAAAGCTATCCGAGAGGGGTTGTCTAAATGAGTATAGATGATAGATTAGGTTTTTTAAAAGTATTCGATAGATCACGCAACCCAACCGGCCTACTCACGCAAGCCTACGATATCCAACGCCGCCGCCGAATCAATTCCGATTATTTGCTGACGTTTCAAATCCCGATGAACTCCACAGAATACCGCGAACTCATCACGATTAAAGGTCACGTAATGGATGAGCGCGGCCAATATTACGTAATCAATTCGCGCACTCGGAAACGCGACGGAAAGAAACTAATCGCGGAAATCTCGTGTTCACACGTTATGTTCCGACTCACCGATTATAAAGTTCCGTATGCTTCGTATATTAAGGAGCTTTACGGCGCACATATTTCTCAATTAACGGATAAGCTCACCGCGGCTACTAACGGCCGCTTTACGTTTGTCCTTCACGATACATTCGATTTATTCGATGTCAAAGATTGGGGCCGCACGAACTGTCTTGCGGCTCTTAACGATATGGTGCGGATGTATAACGTTGAGCTTGAACCGGATAATTTCGTTATTCACGTACGTAAACGGATCGGCGCAGATAACGGCCACCAATACCGAGCGGCCAAGAACGTAATAAGCTCGTCGTTTAAAGACGATAGTTCTGCGTTAACTACTCGTTTATTCGCACGTATGAAAGACGATCGAACGTGGATCGGACAGCCTGCGACGATATTAACGGCGGAAGAACGCGCTAGACTCGAAGCGATTCCCGGCGCTATCGTTAACGGGGTTTTACAAGTGAATTACCTCGTCTCGCAATATGCGGGCATGTGGGCAACGCCGGACATCCCGTTTCATGACAACGAGATTATCGAACAAAACATCACGAATGTTAACGATTTACTCCGACAAGCGCGCAAAGCCCTCGCCGAAAACGAAGTTCCTGCGTTAGAAATTTCCGTCAGTGAAGCGGACTTGTACAAAATCGACGAAGACGAAACGCGTCCCAATCTCGGCGATACCGTTTATTGCGTTGATCCCGAAATGGAAATGTCGAATATAACCGCAAGAATAACGGAAATTACCGAGTTTCCCTACGATATAAACAAACACGCCCAAGTCGTCGTGTCTAACGTAATGAGTCGGGATTTCGCCGATATCATTGCGGACTTAGATCGGTCAAAACGTATTGTCCACGACATTATGAGCGGCGGCATGATCCGCACGGACGTGTTCGAGTCGTTCGCGAAACAGGCAATCGCAGATATTACGAATAGTAAAACGGAAATAGTGTGGCCGGAAGAGGGCGGACTGTTAGCGAGGGATAAAACGAATCCTTTACGTCAAGTGCGGTTGACTTCGGCAGGACTCGGCGTTAGTACCGATGGGTGGAAGACGGTCAGTGCAGCGATTACGCCTGACGGAGTTTTGGGCCCTCGGATTATCGGACAAATCGGTAACTTTGAGTCGCTATCGGTAGGTAGCGGGAACAATATAATCCTACTCAATCGGACGGGCGGATTATCCGCGGGGCATGCGAACTTTAACTCGGCGCCTTTCCGCGTCGATCATCAAGGGAATGTCGTAATGAATCGGTTGACCGCCAACTCTGCGGAAATAAAGAGTTCGAACTTTACTGACGGCTCAATCGTAGGATCATCAATCAACGTCGGTAACGGGAAATTTACGGTAAGCTCGTCGGGCGACGTTTCAGCTCAAGGCGCAGTGCTATCGCAAGGAACAATTAGCGGTACGCAGATAATCGGGGGAAGTATTACGTCTAACGCCGACATTAATGTTACGAGAGACATCCGTGTAGGCAACAGCATCTATCTCGGACTAACCGGACAGACGAATGACCGTAGAATTGAGTTTGTAGACAGCGGGCCGTATCGCTCATACATCGGATTTACTGACGCCACTAAACAATTAGAGGTATACGGGGCTAACGACGTGCGTATTCGAAGCGGATTAGACGTTACAATCTCCGCGATGCAGGCAACGCTTCCCTCTTATTCATACCTTGGATCGGCTTCTTCGGATTCTAATCGTATAGTTATTAGGTCTGAGTTAGAGAGTAAGGCGGCCTATAATATGACTTACGACAAAGGAACAAAAAACTTAAAAATGTGGGCGCGGGACGGTAGTCTCTTGGCACAGGTAACAATCTCTTAGTCTGTTAAATTTTCTCACGACGTACTATAATTAAGAAAAACTAAGGAGTGTTGCACTTTGAAAAAGTTTATCACAGGTATCGTCGTGGGAGCGTTGTTATTCGGTGCTATTCCGGCATTTGCTAATTCCGTAAAAAGTTTAATAGGAACTAAAGTAACGGGAATATACGCGGTTGAACAAGACGGAAAGAAACTAACGGACGGCGTAGTTCTTAATGGATCAGCATATGTGCCTGTTCGGGTTATTGCCGAAGCGACCGGCACCGGACTCACGGTAGAAGGAAAGACAATTATTCTTGAGGGGAAATCTAAATTGCCACAACAACCTATTATTAATAATACAAAAAGAGACGAACTTATTGAGGACTTAAAATCGCGGGAAGTACACACAGCAAGATACAAAGAAGTAATTAAACAAACAGAGGACGAGATTGCAGAAACCCAAGATAAAACAAAAATTGAAGGTCTTGAAGCGTACAAGAAGGATATTCAAGAAAGACTACTAAGCGTTGAAAAAGAGATTTTAAAGATTAAAACAGAATTAGGCGAATAGAAAAAGAATACACGATAAAGTCACGTCCTTTCCGGCGTGGCTTTTTTGTCGTGCAGAAACGGAGGAATATTAATGAATCAACGTAGACTAATCGAGTGTACTATAGATATATCGAAACCTTACGCAGAACTTACCGAAGTTATCGGCGCGGTGTTAGCGGCTATACCTAACGCAGAGGATCGAGTTAGTTTAATTCAATCGTTATCCGACGTTATAACTACTACGTTATTTGCATTGGAGGATGAGGTAGATGCGCTTAAAGAAGCCGAAACGGGGCCGACCGAGGACGCCGCTTGACATACGCCATTACTTAGCAATCGAATTACTAACGACCAGTCCAACGGAGAACCTAGAAGATATTGCGAAAGCTTGCGGTGTTGATCGACGGACTCTCTTTCGATGGAGGGAACGTAAAGACTTTACGAGAGAGTTGAATAAGGTACAACAACGTAAAATAAATGAATATATACGCAGAGGTAAAGCGAGGATTAAGCACGCAACGGCATCGTATGACTACATCGAGGAGTTATTTCGAGCTTGCGATCTTATTTAG